CAAGGTCTCTTACACCACCTCAACTAATCAGTGGAGGTCACTTTCTAACCCTATTACAAATCTAACGAAAGGAGTTTAAAACAATGACACCAGAAGCAGAAAAGTTTAATGGCTGGATGGCCATGATCGGATTCGTTGCTGCATTCGGAGCATACGCTACAACAGGACAAATCATTCCAGGTATCTTCTAATGAAAAACGAAAATATTTTTTTAAGAGCACAAGGACGTGCAGCAATGATGGGATTTTGGTTCTTAGGACTATCCTATGCATTCACAGGACACATTATTCCAGGTATCTACTAATGTCAAATGAAAACACTAACAACAAAGTCGATTTCTCCATCGCTGAAAAGTGGAATGGTATTGCTGCTATCGTTGGTTGCGTTGCAGCCTTTGCTAGCTACAGTTTCACTGGGCAATTCATTCCTGGTTTAGTCTAATTCTTAACAAAACTAAATAATTACTCGTAATTTATTACTGAATCAAAACAAATGGGCGACTTATCAGCCGCAACAGATACTATTTCACCACTAACAGCAGTCCTCTGGGTTTTCTATCCTATGGCTGCTTTAGTATTGGTTGAACTTATTCTAAGAGCAATTAATGATGATGACGATGATCAGGATGGTGGTAAAGGTATAAGGGTTTCTCAAATGCAACCCGCAGCAGTACCATCTGGTGCATAATGGATTGGTCTCACCCATATTGGAGATTCGCTGAACGATGGAATGGTCGTTTAGCAATGGTCGGTGTGATAGGTGTCACTATTCTCTTGACAACAAGGTAGAAATACCTATATAATACAGAGAGTATTTTTACCTATCATGCCAATAGCAATTTTTCTTGGAGTTGTGTCCCTCGTAGCATACTCAAATGTCGGATTTATCTTTTATCAATAATATTTTAATTAACACTCCAGCAGAAGCACATGGATTATTGGAGTTTGGATTTTTTGTTTGTGTTGGTATAACAGCAGGATCTTTAGGTTTAATATAACTGTTTGATATATACTACGGTTGTATCATAGAACACAATGGCTACTATCACTTTGCAAACACCAGATGGATCAACTGAAACATTTGAGTGTGATGAAGATACTACAATATTAGATGCATTAGAAGAAGCAGGTATTGATCATCCATCATCTTGTAGGGCAGGTGCATGTTCCTCATGTGCCATGAAAATTATAGAAGGTGATGTTAATCAAGAAGATCAAACATTTTTAGATGATGATCAGTTGGATGAAGGTTATTGTCTTACATGCGTTTCTTATCCAACATCAGATGAAGTTACTTTACTAACTGAACAAGAAGAAAATCTCTATTGACAAGACATAAATTTATTATATAATAAGAAGACACTCTTCAGAGCAATGCCTAACAACGTCACTTACGATCAGACTGATACCAGAATTAATGGTACTACTAAAAAAGAGTTTGATGAGTTGGGAAAAGAATTAACAGAAGAAAAATTTAAGTTGAGGCAGAATTCCTTAAGGTTGTTGATGGCGAACTTTGGTTCAACTCATCCTGCAACAGCAATATATAACTGTGCTCATGAGTGGTGTGAGAAACAATATACTACTAATGGGCTTGCCAATTACTTTAAAGCATACTATAATGGCAAACATGACAATACATAGAATTAGATTATCTAAAATGCAAAAACTTATCAATGTACTTGCTATTGCGTCTGCTGCTGTATCTGTTGCCGTTGTTGGCACTGGTGCTTACGTTTACGTTAATAAGGACGCAATAATTGAA